ATTGTAGGTCACGAAGCCGGGCGTTCAAACACTGGTTCTTATAACACTACTGTAGGTTATAAAGCATTAAGAACTAGTACAGGTGCAGATAATACTTCTTTAGGCTACCAAGCTGCTACTGCTGTAACGACTTCAAATAACGGCGTTTATATTGGTAGTGAAGTTGCATTAATAGCTACAACAGGTGTAAGTAATAGTGTTCTTATTGGCTCTGATGTTCAAAAAAGTTCTGCAGGTGCATCAGATAGTGTTATTATAGGTAGCCAAGCTGGCGAAAGCGCTCCTGGCGATACTGTTGTATGTGTAGGTAGATATGCGGGAAAAACTAACACATCTTTTGGACTTGTTTCAATAGGTGGTAACGCAGGGTTTTCACAAACCTCAGGTACAGCTATTACAAATGTAGGTTATGCAGCGGGCCAAAACAACTTAACAGGCGCAAATAGAGTTTGTGTTGGTTATAATGCAGGTAAACAACAAACAGGTGGTAATAATGTTTTTGTAGGCTCTTTTTCAGGTGAGCAATCAGGTACTGGGTTTTCTAACGTAGGAGTAGGTGGTAGTTCTTTAAGATATGTCGAAAACTCTGATAATGTCGCGGTAGGAAATCAAGCAGGAATTTACGCTAATGGTACTAGTCAAAAAAATGTAATGATTGGTACTGACGCGATGGGTGGTGCGTTTGGTTCTAAATCAAATAATGTAACAGTTGGTTATCACGCAGGACGTGCTATGACAACAGGTGGCAATAATGTTGTTTTAGGTTACCAAGCGATGGACCAAAACACTGATGGAAATGACAACGTAGCGATAGGATATCAAGCTTTAAAACAAGAAACAAGTGGTGATAGAAATACTGCTATTGGTCGCCGAGCATTATACGCTCTAAACCAAACTTTTGCAGCTACTAATACTGCAATAGGTTATGCTGCAGACGATGGTACAACTAATGGATTTCAAAGGACTTGCGTAGGTGGTATTACCGGGCAAAGTAGTGCAACTGGTTCAAATATTACTAATATCGGTTATGGATCTGTAGAAAGTTCAACCTCCGCTTCAAATGAAGTTACTTTAGGTAACTCAAGTATAACAGCTTTAAGATGTCAAGTAACAAGCATTACAGCTATATCTGATAGAAGAGATAAAACAAATATTGAAGACTTACCTTACGGATTAGACTTTATAAACTCTTTAAAGCCTAGAAAATTTGTTTGGGACCATAGAGCAGAAACAAATAAAGACGGAGAAGAATTTTATTCAGCCAACAAGGGCAAAAAAGACTTTGGGTTTATTGCACAAGAGGTACAGTCAGTAGATGACGATACATTAAGACTTGTCTATGACGAAAACCCTGAAAAGTTAGAAATGAGTTACGGAAAACTTGTTCCTGTACTTGTACAAGCTATAAAAGAATTAAAAGCAGAAGTAGAATTATTAAAAAATAAATAAATAAATAATGTTTAAAAACACAATTACATCAGAAAACACCCCGGACAGCCACAAAGCTGTTGTTGTAAATCAAGTTGATGGTCAGCTAGCAGAAGCTGCAGATGAAAAAACTTCAGCTGAGCAAGTGCAAGTTCTTAAAGACCACTTTCTTTGGTTACTATCAAACGACTTTTATAAAGACGAATGTAGCGCTGAGCAAGTAACTGGTATGGAATCATATTTACCAGCTGATTACGCAGATCAATACGAAGATTTACCAGAGTAGAAAAGTAAAATATAGTGTAACTATATTATTATAAATTAATTAAATTAAATAAAATGGCAAAAATTACTGACAAACAATTAGAAACCTTACAAGATCATAATACTAAACTAAGTGAAATACTTACTCAAATAGGTGTTTTAGAATCAAATAAACACGCACTTCTGCACGAAATAGCTGGAGTAAATAAAGACTTAGAAAAGTTTAAAAAAGACCTTGAAGAAGAGTACGGAGCAATCAATATTGATATGTCTACAGGAGAATACACTATTATCGAAAAAGAAGATGAAGGTGAATTAGCTGTGGTAAAAGCAGAAGACTAAAATGGATTCTGTTATAAGAAAGATCAGTATTGGTTCTGATTATAAAAACGATGCTATGCACTACTCTGTAGGCCAACAAGTTT